GCTAGGCAGCAGTTTGGAAGGGGCATCTCACCCCAGGGATTCAATCACTCTTTTTCAAGATATGATTGAACAACGGTTTCCCACCGTTGCCAGTCTAGGCCGTAATCAAAATGATCACGGACCGAGACACCGATATTGTACCATGCGGAACAATACCGACGTTTCTTCATGTATCTCACAGGGGCAGTTCTGACCCCGATCGTACATGAATTAACCTCACGTAGCAGAAAGCTTAACAACAGCCCGGATGGGTTGTATATAAGCCGCTTATTCCCGACTGGGACTAATACGTTATCATCAGTAATCCGAATCTTACTCGGCCTAGGTATAAAGAGTTCGTATTTTACGGACCCTGTACCCTTATGGCGCGGATAAGACTCTCGGACCATTTGATAAGGAACGTGTACTCCCGACGAGATGTCTTCATAGGGCGGTACGAATAACAGGACTCTGAGATTACTCAGAATGTGCTCTATCGTATGGCTCAATGAGATACCGCTATGAGTTTCATAGCGGATAAGTTGGTTAAGTGCTACATATAGAGACTGTACGGTATCTAACTTTTTAAGGTAAATACCGCGTACGTTGACTCCGTTGAAGAAGTCAGCGCCACAACTCTCTCTGAACGGACCTTCAACAAAGGTCTTTTCACCGTTAACTGAGAATCCAAGGATGTCTAGTAAAGTGAGGACATCCGAAGTAATCGACTTCGGACATATTATGTCATCACCAAAGACACCCCAAAGACTCTCTGAATTGTTCTTTCTCAGATTTAAACCTCTGAATATAGAACAAGCGGTGACGATACTGCTGAACAATATAGTTTGCAGTGGGAACGTATAACCGTTACCCATCGTCGACACCATATGAAGTTCAGTAGTACCACGCCCTTTAATGTCTATAGATATACTACGATATTTCTCAAGCATCTGCATAAATGCAGATGGGAGAACATACCGCAACATATTAAGAGACATAGAGTCCGAAGCACTGCTGAGGTCTATCGTTGATAGACCGTCAGTGATCGAACCCAGGCGAGCGAGATCACGATTCTTGAAAGGCTGAGTCTTCAGGGAAATACCAAATTTCTCGAAGAGCCGGTCCTCAAGTATACGCCCCAGGCCTAACTGAAAAAATGTATTCAGTGTCGGCTCAACGCATATAACTCGTGATATCTCATCGTTCTTAGGTACAAAACTTAAACGACTGCTTTTCGCTATAGAGGCCTCCCCAAAGTGAGAAATGCGGAGATTTTCCGCAGCATCCCACTCAGGAAAGCTTTTAATATAACGACTGTACCAAAAGTACAGAGAAGGATCACTACAAGTTAGTGGAGAGGAGAAGAGCTTTGCATAAGCACTTCCTCCTCTGGCACCAATATTCGACCCTGGCCCAACCCTGCTCTTTTCAAGAACAGAATAAGGGTGGTCAACTAATGGTTCCAGATGCCACAATCCCTTGTACCAAAACTCATAAAGGACCTGTCTTAAGAGTCCTATAAGAGTCTCAGCCTTCGAATCATTAATTCGAAGAGTCCAGTCCTTGCACCGTTGATTAACGGTCAGGAACTTGTCGAGCGCTTTGTCATCGGCATCAGGTTTAACTCTATTGATGAATTTCTTCAACAAGGAGTTTCTGATACTAATAGCAAAAGCATCTCGAACTGAGGCCCCCGGGAACAGACTATAGCTTTCGCTACAGCCATTCTCGAGGAGATCCTTCTGCAAGCATGCGAACAGCACTTCAGGCTGAATGGCCATAAAGAATGCTCCCAATTGAGGATTCGATACAGGTAGACTCCGGTGAGAATTAACTCAGCGGATATCAACTACCTCCTTCACACAGCGATCCCGACGACTGTCGGTAACGCTAGACTCTAAGGTCAGTAAGAACACTACAAACGTCACGATTGACGCGAGTAGTGCTAAGAACAACCTAAGAGACAACGCCCGTGACCAACGTGTCACCCAGATCGGCACTCTCTTCATCGAGAATACCAACTAGGAGACTCGTCATCGCGCGCACTTGTGCAGGTGAATATGAATCCATACCGGCAGGGATGTCCATCGTGAGACGGATTATCGCGACAGCCGGTACACCAACAGCAACATCGCCACCCTTACGGATGACGATCTTGTATTGGTTCATGGGGATACTCCCTCTGAGTCCAGTAATGGCGTTCGCGGTCGGCAAAGCCCGAGGGTTTGCCGGTTTCGTAAACGTTACAGTAAAGGGCTGAGAGATAGAGTGTGCAGTTGCACCAGTCTGTGTACCGCCTAATGCGGTAACGGCCTGCTGAACAGCGTTCGCCGTAGGCGGGAGATCATTAGCCAACGTATAAGTTGGCGAAGTCAAACCCGTCTGCGCACCACCCGTGATTGAACTGTCAGGTGACCATGTCATCTGATTGTTACTCCATTATGAGGTGAAAGCCCATCAGCCGAGATTAATCGGACCTAATGGAACGAAGAACCGACGAGTGCGTTACAGCTAAAGCTGCCATATTGAGCCACTTAAGCCCAAATCCTGGCAACTGAAGTTGTAAACTGGGCATTAGAGAACCATTGTAAGGTCCTCGATGCACATAACGCTTACTCGCCGAACCAGATGCAGCATTATTCATCCCTCCACCAAAGTAACGTTCACCTGTTTGCAATACGGGAAGGCGACAACCTTGTACAGAAACTTCACACGAAGCTTCCTCAAGAGTCCCCTTCTCGCACCACGCAAGTGAACTAGCTGGATTGGAGAGAGCATAGACTATATCTCCAGCATTGGAGAAATAGTCAACCAGGAAGGAGTATGGAATCAATTCCCATATCGTAGGTACAAATGAAGGCCAGTGAGTCCAAGCATCTGCAAAGGTCGACCGAGTCCGTCAACACGAAGTTGAACAGATCCGGTATACCTAACAGATTTATTAGACCTCTGGTTCACTGTGTACTGGATATATCGGCCGCCCCCTTCATTACTTTCACGAAGACCGTCGCCAGGAAAGTTGGTGGAATCTCGCCCAATACCGCTGACGCGCTTTCGCGCGATAGCGTTTTGAGTGAGAGCACCAGCAGCCTTTGCGCCATTCTTTATGTCAGAAACTAAAGGGGCCCAGCCATATGAATACTCCAACCATAGATCCGCAGCCTTATCGAGAGACTTTCGTGTTTTGGAAGCTGATTTTACTCCCCGACCAAGTTTCTTCACTTGACCGAGGTAGCTTCCAATCCCCGAGTATATCCCGCGCATCGGGTTACGGATCATCGCAATCGTCTTCCCTAGTTCGCCCAAAACCACACCTCCTTGGAGTTGTGTCCGGGCATTAAAACATCGGGTTGCAAATTGCGACAGGGCTGCATTATTCGCTCTATCCAAGGAAGCAGTTGTGTTAGTAGGCAAAGATGCATAAGCTAACGGACTGCCCATCACACCCGTGAAGTAGTGAGCAAATTTTGGGCTTGGATCAACGGCATCTGGGTAATCATACCCAGTCGTCTGACCAAACGCAAATCTGCTACTACCTCCCGAAAACCTATACTCAACACCCTCGAGTGTACTGGTAGCTGAACTCCCCTCCCTAATAAGCCGACGATAACTTGGGACCTTATACGGATCAAACGTCACAGAGTTATTCCCACCAAGGGAATTGCTCCAAGAGTGCGACCATATAGGAGGACCGTTAGTTAAAGACGAGCCTGTAAGGACGGGAAAGTTTTCGCTAACAGCACTCGTGCGGGTAAGTGCAGGCATAGTGTGATCTCCGAGTAATAGATACAGCAATTAAGCTGTCATCGAAAAGCACGTTTTGCTAAGACGTACCTAATGGTTTCGATAAACCAATGCTACACAAAAGTGTAACTTCGATTGCGACAGAAGAGAACCAACCTACATTACGAGACACTATACGCACTGACGACCATCACAGAACGTGAAGAATCGCCAAATCGTATAGAAACTGCATCACTAGTTAAAGTGAACGCAATTTCCTTTATGCTCCTAACGACAAGTCGGCGTAAAAACGCTGCGTGACTAGCTCGAAATAAATCGAGTAAATCACCATCAAAATAATGTTTTACTTTCGCCCTCAAGGGCAGATCGTAGAACATCATTAATCTGATAGTCTTGTTGCTTAGTCGCATAAATGTACCTCGTAACATGGTTTCTAATCTACAAGGATGTAGATCAGGGAGCCCCCGAAAGGGGG